CAACAGGCGTAACTCCTTCTGGGGCAATTCTTATGCAATACTTTGATGATGACTTAGCGGCAGGTAGTCATGCGGGTGGAACAAGTGTTATGCGTGGAATGGGTAGTCATACTTGGGAGATTACAGGTCTTGCCGCAGGAGCAAGAACAATAGCAATATACGGAGAAAACCAGTATCCTCTTGATGGTTGGGCGGGATATGCGAAGTATGAATTTATTGTAGAGGAATGGTTATGATTTTATCAGCAGGATTTGTTAGTGATTGCCTTATTCAATTAACGCCTAATAATGGGTTTATGATAAATGCCAATGAATTTGAGTTTTCCGAAGAAAACTACGATAAACACGTTATTTATAACAACCCGCCTGACAAACCTGATTATAACAGAGTTCTAGGATATGTTCCAGATACTCAGTGGGTAAGCGTAAGGGTCGAACAAAAGTATAAACTAGAAGATTCTGATTGGACTGTTCTACCTGATGTACCTATGGAAGAAAGCCTAAGAAATCAATGGAAAGTTTACAGGCAAGAATTAAGAGATATTACAACTCAACCTGATCCTTTTAATATTACATGGCCCACGCCACCAGAATAAATGCCATTAATACCTTTTGATAACGTAGGCTCTATAGGAATAATTAAGGATACACCTCCTTACAATCTTCCTCAAGGTGCATGGTCTGACGGAAACAATGTAAGATTCCTTGATAACGGCGTAAAAAAAGTCGCAGGTTACAAGGAAGTGATGGCTACTTGTCCGTTTGCCCCATACTACATTCATCCATACCTAACATCATCAGGCTTGTATTACTGGATAGCCTATGGTGCTACAGACATTGCAGTGTTTACTGGCACTGTATGGGTTGATATTACAAAACAAAGTACCTTAACTTTAAACGGTGCTGTACTGGCAAGTGCGTCTAGCATTACTGTAGATGCAGGAACAGCATTAACTGCTTTGTCTGCTACTGGTACACTAAGGTTAGGTATAGACACTGGAACGGCTAATAAATACGAAGAGTTAACTTACAGTGCTAGAAATACAACGACAGGAGTTATTACTCTTACAGGCACAACAGCGTATGCTCATCCAGATAACTCTGTAGTTTATCCTTCTGGATCAACCGCAACATTAGATAGTGATTACAATACTAATACATCTAGTCGTAGATGGACTGCTACTAACCTTAATGGTCTAGTAGTTGCTACTAACGGATTTGATGCTCCACAGATGTGGCCCTTGTCTGCGGGTATACCTAGCACTTCCACACCATTTAGAGAATTACAGAACTGGCCTACTGGAAATTCATGTAAGTCTATTAGATCGTTTAGAACATTCTTGGTAGGTCTTAATTGGAACAGAGATAACCCAGAACCACGATTAGTTAAATGGTCTACTGAAGCCGCTTATGGTGCGGCGCCTGCTACATGGGATGAAACCGATGCTACATTAGATGCGGGTGAGTATGAGTTATCTGATACGCCCGCAGACATTGTAGACGGACTACCGTTAGGTGACTCATTTTTAATATACAAAGAAGATTCTATTTACATTATGAACTATGTAGGAACTCCTTACATATTTTCATTTAAACTTCTTAGCCCTACTGTTGGCGCATTATCAAAAGAATCTATTAAAGAGTTTGATGGCGGTCATTTCTTTATTGGTAATAGTGATTGCTACATTTGTAATGGACAAACTGTAGTACCTTTGCTACCAAATAAAGTAAGAAGGGCAATGTTTGAAAACTTATCTGGAGATAACTATTTAAAATGTTTTGTTGCGGCAGATTATGTTCGTAATGAAATGCTTGCTTGCTTTCCTAGTTCTGGTAGTGATGTAGTAGACAAAGCCCTTATATGGAACTGGAAAGATAACACTTTCTCATTTAGGGATTTACCAGATACCTCTTACATACATGATGGTATTATAGATATAACAGCAGGTGCCACTTGGAATTCCAGTACAGAAGATTGGGATTTAGGTACAGGTGCATGGGGTGAGCGTAACTACGACAATGTTAAAAAGAATTTAGTATTCTGCGATGTAACCAATACTAAAATATTTCGTGATAGTTTTGGTAACACCAAAGACGGTACTAACATGATATCTTATATAGAACGTACAGGTCTTGATTTAAATGACCCACAGTCTGTTAAGTTTGTATCTGCTGTATATCCTCAGATTGAAGTTTCAGGTAACAATACTGTTAACGTCTATATTGGAAAACAAATAAGCACAGAACAAGGTATTACTTGGGAAGGCCCAGTAGAATTTAATCCTAATACTCAATCTAAAGTATCGTGTCGCGTAAGCGGTAAATACTTTGGTATTAAAGTAGAGTCTACTACTGACATAGATTGGAAACTACATGGTGTAGCATTTGAAGTACAACAACGTGGACTTAGAGGTTTAAGAAGTTATGGCTAATGCTCCAGTTAAAAACATTAAATCAGTTAACAGATGGACACCTAACCCTGCTCCAGTAAATAATGAAAACTTATCTGATTACTTGTTTAGTGAATTAAACAGATTGTCAGATATTATATTTAACTTAGATGTAATGCGATTAGAGCAAACTAACAAAGACCCCGAAAATACTACAATTGGAATTGATAGGGGTAAACCTAGAGATGGTGATATAAGATATGCGGATGGTACGAATTGGGATCCCGGTAGCGGTATTGGCATTTATGCTTACATTGGGGGCAGTTGGACTAAACTCTAATTTGTATGCAGACTATAGGTCTACATTCTTAATAGAAAGAAATAAGTACAGCACATTAGATTGGCTGTCAGATGAAAGCAGTAATCACTGGCGTGACATAGTTATAGAGAAGTTGAACGCTAATGGCGACACACACGCTGATGTAATGGCTAGAAGTTATGACTCTTCGTTTAAAGAGGTGAGCAGTGTTAATAGAGTTGCTTGGCGTGATCGTCTTAATAAGTTGCGTAATAAAAATCTGGCTCCTGTAATGTGGCTTATATCTGATGACAGTCCACAAGCCTACAAGCAGGGACTACAGAATCAGATAGACTATCAGAACCAAGTAGTAGATGCAGTAGATGATCTTGTTAGTCATTACGTTGTATGCCTTGAGTGCGATGAGTATTACTCAGCACAGGAAGTAAACGTACTAATACAGAACCTTAGAAACAAGGGTGTTAACAAGCCTATTGGTGTACACCTAACCCCCGGAGTCAAGCCTGAATACTATGCTCAAGCAGACGTTATCTATTTGCAAACTGGTTTTAACCTGAGTGAGTCACAGTTCAGAAAAAGTATCGAAGAAGCACTTAGGCTTGGTAAGCCCGTTGTCGTATCTGAGTACAACCTCAACGGAACAAGCGCATTGGCAAAAAGGTATGGAGACATTGCTTGTTCGTACAAGGGAGTTGTGGGAACTGGAAACGGTAGAGGATCAGCAACCTGCGAAACAATGCAGTGGGATCAAGGACAAACAACCAAGTCCGAATGGGACAGATGGGAAGACTTCGTAAAGAAAAACGATCAAGAGTTATATATATTTGCATTGGCACTGGTTACTGTTAGTGCGGCTAACTTAATTGACCTGCCATTTATGGCTACGTTTAACTACGCTACAGAAAACTATTATGAGTTAATGATGGTTAAACCTGTTACAGAAACTATAGATACTGGTGTAACAATTCGTAATGACGGTAAGGTAATGGTATTTGGAAACTGGAGATTTAAGTGAAGGCAGGTGTTGTTGGTATAGATTATATACCTAAATTATGGCATCGTATTGCACCAATGCTAGAAAAAGTTGTTAAACATAGCGAGGGTGAATTAACTACGGATCATTATTTAGACTATTTAATGGATGATGAAATGCAATTATGGGTAGCAATAGAAGATAATAATATTGTAATGTGCATGGTTACTCAATTTATTAATTACCCAACTAAAAAAATATTAAGAGTTTTATCTATCTCTGGAGAAAGGTTTAAAGAACTGCATAGTAAGTTTAATGGGATGATAGAAGAATTTGCACTTGAAAATAACTGTTCCGCTCTTGAGTTATGGGGTAGAAAAGGATGGAAAAAAATGCTAACAGATTGGAATGATTCATATATTGTCTATACTAAAGACTTAAAAGAGAGGATGCACTAATGAGCGGAGGAATATTAGGCAATAAAAAAATGTCGCCAGAACAAAGG